CTCTACTTTCGTATTCATATTCGTATTCGTATTTCTTTCGTACTCTACTTTCGTACTCTACTTTCATATTCATATTCGTATTCCTTTCGTATTCGTAGCTCACGTAGCTCATCTACTTTCGTAGCTCAAAAAATTATAGATGCATAACTTTTAAAAATGGGGGGGGGGGATTATTTTAAGTACCCGTACTTCAATGTATATGCTAACTACTTGATTTAACAATTCTTAATAGTACAAATTTTGTACTGTTTCAAATTTAGACTATCTTTGTATTGCAAAACTTAAAAATTAAAACAGGATGGATAAAACGCCTCAGCACATAAGAGTTCCAAACGATATGTGTAAACAAAACAATTTAGACCCTACAGATGTTTATGTATATAGTTATTTGAAGACTTATATGAACGGAGAAACTTATGAAGCTTTTCCTTCAATGGAAACTTTGGCGAAAGATGCCGGAATAAGTAAAACAACAGTCAATAAGGCTATTAAACATCTTGTTGCAAATGGAGATATAACAGTAAGAAAAGAAGGTAGGAAAAATATATACAAATTTAATCCTCTTTCTAAAAACTTCGAAATGTTTACATATAAGTTTATGAGAGATGTGGATTTAACTACACAACAAAGAATATATATTATTCTTACTCAACAACATATGTATAAAGATGAAGAAGGTTTCGGAAAAATGGCTTACTCCGATTTAGAGTTATCAGAACAAATAGGATTAAGCACTACTACAATTCATCGAAGAAATAAAGAATTAGAAAATAAGGGAATATTACAAATAATAGATACTGGAAAGAAAGACGAAGTATCAGGATGCCCTATTCAATTAAAATTATTCGACCTTACTAAGATAGCTCAAGATGTACTCTTTATTAAGAAGAAGTTAGAAGAACATGATGAAAAGATAGAAGAGAATAGTAAGACTATAAAAATACTATCCAACAAATTAGAAGAGATGCAAAAAGAAATAAATAGATTAAAAGGAATTGATTCAAATCATACGTTATGATAAATAAGGACTTGATAAATGATGCACTTTGGATACTTAGTGATTATGAAGGACTGAGAAATTATTCTGTAATAGAAAAAATAAAAGAGATTCTTACCAATCGTTCAGGAGATTCTATTTTAAGTATTAATATATCTGACTCTGGTGAGTTAAATTTACTTTTAAATATTGATAATGAAATCATAGAATATCATTTCTCTGATTGTAGAATTACAGAAACAAAGCATATCTCAGCAAACAGAAGAGGGATAGCCTTGATGGATAAATTGCAAACTATGTTCTGGGAAAGCGATGAAGATGTAACATCAGAATTTAATAATAGATTTCTTGAAATAAAAGAAGGGTTGCAAAATAAAATTCCTTTACATAGATTATATACTTTACAAAATAATTTAATTAAAGATATACAAGAGTTTAAATATGAAAAGGAGCGATATCTGCATTACGTGATTCAGGAATAAAACTTGATGCGAGAACATTAAAAATAATGCAGTCATTAATTGAAATGAGCTAATCTAACTATAGATGATATTAACATTAACGAATAACAGGAAACAAATGAAAAATATTTTTGCAAGCGAAAAAAGCTTTACATTTAACAATTTTGATGAGTTAAAAGGATTTTTAAAAGACAAATATATATTGGTGAGTAGTGAAGAAGAAAACGAGAAATTATATTCAATATTAAAAATTCTAGAATTTAATCACGAATTGCAAAGAGTGCCTATTCCAGAGCATGAGGAGGACGAAAGAATTAAAATTTTCTCTATAGAGGATACAGATTTTACTAGAGATTTTGCATGTAATGTAAACGTTTTAGAAAATAAATTTGTATTATCTGGAGAGGATGTGATAGAAGAGTATTTTCAACTAAAAGAACAATTAGTATATTCTATAATTCCATATCCTATCACTATATCTGAAGCAAGAAATATGACTAGAGAAAGACTCTTTGCTATTTATAGATTTTCTAATGACCTTATAGATAAGATTACAGCTTCAGATTTAGATGACTTAAGTGTAAAAGATATATTAGGAGATTTTGGTGTTAGCAAAGCTCAAATGATTATAGATAATTATGAAATCCAAGAAGACAATTTAAAATATATAGAATGATAGAAGAAATACGTAAAAGTATAATATATCTTAAAAATGTAGAAGGGTATATTGAATCTTGCATAAATCAAATAAATGCTAAACAACAAGAGCTTTCTGTAAAGGAACAAGAATGTGCAAAAATAATTTCCGAAAATGAAGTCTTGAAAAAGGAGATAGAGTTATTGAAAAATTCAAGCAAGCCGGAAGAATGCAAAGAACCTATAGACAAGAGTCAGAGTTAATGGAAGAAGCTTTATATATGGATGCTTACGTTGCAGATGAATATTTTATTTATTATCTTCCTTATATGGAAACATTATTTTTATATTATGAGTAAAAATTTAAAAGAACTAGTTCTACATCAAATATATGACGTTATAACAAATAAGAAATATGAAGAGATTTCAACGTTTGGAGAAATGATTGGCCTAGAAAATTTACATACTTCTGCAGGAACGGAATTTAAATCAAATGCAGTAAACAAGCTAAGGCTACAGGAACACAATTAATTTGTAATTGCACCCTCGGACTTCCAAATATATTAGCGTAATGGCAAAAATTAAAGTAACTGATAATCAAGAAATAAAAGAAACTGTTCTTGCAGGATTAAAAAGGAATAAAGATAAGTATGGAAAGAAATATTGCCCCTGCTCTCTAGAGAGAACAGATGAAACAGTGTGCATGTGTAAAGAATTTAGGGAGATGGAAAAAGGAGTTTGCCACTGTCAACTTTATATAAAGGAATAACCCTCAAGGAAATTTGAGATAACTTGTTTATTAATTAATCATTTTACATCAATTAATAGATGATTGGAATAAAGCCCATAAGCCTTATTTCGTAGAATTCTGTGTATTCCCATATTTAAAATCTGGTAAATCTTTAGAGGAATGGACTATGTCAATTTATAATCTTGATACTGACACATTAATATATAGGTCTAGAGGAAATAGTTTTATTAGATTATACAATAAACTTGAACATGAATGGGATAAAATAAAAGGCGACTCCGAATAAGAGCCGCCTTTTTTCATTTACAATATTCTCGTAAATTATTAAAAGATATTTCCATAGTAGAACTTTTCATGTAAGGAGCTACTTCTTCGTCCTTAGCCATATACTCCCAACATTCTCTATCGGAAGGAAATTCTTTACACTCAATTCTAATACTTTTTAATGGCCTGGAATGTTTATCTTTACTCCAAACCCATACATCAAAAATAAAATTTCTCATAGACGTAATTTAAAAATCCCCAAATAAATTATCTTTAAAATAAAGCCAGCCCTACAAATATTCCAAGTAGGTCAGCTACAACATCTTTCCAATTCCATCCAGAACCATCCTCTGTAAATTCATCATAAGTTTCTTTACAAAAAGAAGCTATTACAGCCCCAGCTAAACCAATTACTGGATTAAAGATGATTCCTAATATTACTACAATTAAAAAGTTACAAATGAAATGAGCAAACTTATCATTGCTTTTCATCCACTGCATTATTTTCTTTATTATTTCCATTATTAAATTTTTTCCAAATACCTGTTACTGAATCGATGCCTAATAAAGCCATGACACAGATTAAAAACGTATCTATCATTAACGGTGCTTGAATTGTAGCTATTGTACAATATATCAATACTCCAATAGCCACAAACCACCCTGTTACTCCACATAGCCTTTTAGATGATATTCCAGAATGTGAAGATATTACACCTTTTAGAAATTCAGTGAATCTCATTGCTATTTGGTTTTATGTACTTCCACCATGAATAATGCTTGCGAGCCTTTAAATAGTCTAAATTTTTCTCATTGTTATAGGCTTCTTCCTCAAAACTAACATCTCTATAAGTCTTATGTTGTCCGTCTTTAGTAAGATGAAATAGCCTTATAATAATATATTCCAGCCCATACCAGATATAGAAGAATATATAAAACATCTCCTTTATCTGTTCTGTATGAATAGATTCATGGTTTATAGTAGTTTTACTTAGATTATCTCTCTTAGTAAATAGTACTCCAAATAAGTTAATAGTACTATATCTTCCAAAGGGGAAATGTTTAGTGTGAATTATTTTCATTTTCTATATTTTGATTATATTGTCTCTAATATTATAATAGATTATCAGGCAGGGCAGATTCCATATAAATTGTAAGAGGACGTAAGTTGAGTAACTGTCCAATCAACTCCGTTAGTAGATGTAGCAACAGTACCTCTATTTCCTGCCGCCACAAATTTGCCATCCGAATAGTAAATTCTATTTAAGCTGTTACCTGTTATTGTAGTAGTTGTCCAATTAACCCCATCAGTAGAATAGGTAACTATTCCATTATTACCCACTCCTACATATTTTCCATCTCCATAGCAAATTCCATAAAGATTTATATTTCCTATAATTGCCATATTATTAAACCTCTATTTTATCAATATATCCATTAGTTCCTGTAATAATGAAGGAAACAAGACTTAGAATATCTCCTTCTGCTACCATCTGCATAATCTCCATTAATTCTTAATCCTGCTGACAATATCTCTTGTTTTGTTGGACATTGAGTTAATTCTGAATCTTTATTTTAGGAGAGGTTTTAACTAATTTATCATCTTGTATAGTCCACTTAGGAGATACAAATTCTATTTCAGAAGTTGGCTTATAATTTACATCTTTATAGGGACTACTATGATACGTAGGAGATATATATGTAGCATCCCTTCTTTGAATGCCTTGTGCTGGCTCTTGATACTTAATTATATTTCCAGTTAAAGGTACTATCATACATCTGTCTATTCTGATTTCTACGAATCTTTAGACCTCTTGCTTGGTGTTCTCCATGATTCATCTCTTTCTTTGCGCCAGCATCATTACCAGCCTTTAAATGTGATTGCAGTCTTTTACTATTCTTGAATTTATTCCAGCCAATATTATAGATTAAATCATTTAACGCTGTCTTTTCTCCTAAATTCAGATTATCGTAATAGGGCATTGTCGCCAGAGAATCGGCTCCCATTTGTAAGTGCTGTATCAAATGTTTAGATGCTTCCTCTTCTGTAATGCCGTTTCTGTATTTACGTATTAGCTTCGGGTCAGTAAGCCCATATCCTACAGTCCATTTACCGTCTGTCTTATCTCTTTCTGGTTTAGGTCTAAATCCTTCTTTGTTCTTTATAAAGTCTATCAGTCTTACATCATAAGGAGACATTTTTTCAAATGTCTTTTGTCCAAATTCAAGGGCTTTCTTCACTAACAGTTCTTCAGATTTCTGCATTTTACCACCTTCTTCATATTTATTATATACATTTATTAAAGATGTGGCATAGTTCTTTGCTTCTGCATATCTTCTTTTGCCTTTATTAGCTCCAGTCAATTTTGCAGTAAATCTATTAATATCATCGTTTTCGTCAAAGTCATATAGTCTTTTCAAGAACTGTACCTTATCTGCTGCATATTCATCCATAGAGTTATAGGCTCTGAACCTCTGTTTAATTGGGTTTCCTTTAGCATCGTGGTCTTCGCCTTCTACGTAATTACCTCTCCATTTAGTTCCAGTAGTCAGATTTCCAAAATTGAATTTACCTTGTGCAGAACGACCCCAACCACTCTCCAAAGCATCTTGTGATACTAACATTTTTATTGCGTTATCGTTAGTAATTCCAGCTCGTTTATATGCATTAGTTAAATCTGCTATCCACTTTTTTCTATCAGTATAAGGACTTTTCCATATTTCTGAATCTAAACTAGAATCTTTTTTTGCGATATCTTCTACAGGCAATTCTTGGTTTTCAGAACCTGCACTTTCAGGAATAGTTTCTTTGACTTTATCTATTACTTTTTCTTGTTTCTTTTTTATAGGATTTACAACAATCTCAGTTTTTAACTTGGGAGTGCTTAAATCAATAATAGGGGGAACATATGGGTCTATACTATTATAAATAGAAAATAAAGTTCCTCCTTCTTGTTTTTTCACTACAGCTCTTTTTAAATCAGGAGTGGGAGAAGTAGATTTTATTATCTTTTTTCTTTTGTCTCGTGTATTTCCTAAAAGTAACTTGTGATTTTTTAATAAGCGAGACTCTTTTAATTTCATTAACATTTACTTGTTTAAGTTTAAAGTTAATTAGCGAAAGTGTTTCGTACTAAATCTGCAAAACTTTCACTATTCAAGTTATTTAATCTACAGATAGTGCCTCCAGTTTTATGTTTCCATTTGGCGGCATTTCTGGCAAAATTAGCTCTTTTTTTCTGAAGTGGAGTTGCATTAGGATTGTTTAGAACTGAACGAGCATGTTCTTGAACACTTTGTCCTGCCCTTTTAGCCGAAGCTGTAAACTTCCCTCTATTTTCCTTTTTTATATGTATACCACTTCCGCTTTTATATCTTGGAACTAAACGACCTCCTCTTTTAAATCGAAGAGCACTTTCATAATCTAAACTTTTTAAATATGCTAAAGCAGCACGTTTTAAAGATTCTGATAAGTTAATTTTTTCTACCATACTATAAATTATTAATATATTCATTTTGTAGACTACAAAAATATCGCTAAATTTGCACATTATCAAATGAATAATGATATTATATGGAATAATGTAGAAAATGTTTAAAAAGATTTTAAAAGCAAGTATTTAATTAAATTTAAAAAGAAGTATTGTATTTAACATGTTAGATTTCTTCAAAAAGGTGTTCAACTATATAGACAAAATCAATCCTACAATCAAAACAGTTATCATTGTAGCTTTACTGTTTTGGTGTACTCAAATATGCTTGGTAAATCAGGGTAAGGTATTTATAACTGATTATATTGAGTTTGTCGAATATAGTAATAGAAAAGCAGAAGAATACTCTATTAAAATGTCGCCCAAAATTAAACAGCAGATTGAGAATATAAAGAACAAAGATTCGGATGCTACAAATGTAATTTTAATTTCGTTTCATAACACAAAGAAAAGTCTGCAAGGGTTTTCATATATGTTCTTAACAGCATTGACTGATTCTCCTACTGAACTTGCTGATAGTTATACTGAAATATGGAGTGACCTTCCTTACTTACAATATTCAGACGAGGTAGAAAAGATACGAAGATTAGGGTTTTTAAGAACCGATTCTATCGGATTTCTAAAAGAAGATTTTCCCAGATTTTATAAAAAGTTAAAACAATGCGAAACTCATGCTGTAGCTATCTATCCAATAGATGGAATAGATTCCGATGGTGCAACAGCGCCAATAGGGTTAATTGTTATACTTTATGACAAACCTAAGCAATATTATTTAGGATATTATAATACTTGTATTGCCCCATCTACACAAATACTTTCTACGTTATTAAACTATAATGCAACAACAAATAAAAAGTAATATGAATATGAAAATTGATAAGAGAAACGGTGAAGTTTGCTATAATGATGAAGCTCATCTTTACTGGAATGAACATGACAACTCTAAGTATATCTCTGTGACTACTTTAATTCATCAATTTACTCAGCCATTTGACAAGGAATTCTGGAGTGCCTATAAAGCTTTAGAAAAACTTATTCCTAAAGATAGTTGGGGAATAGAAAAAAAATCATTGCTTTCAACAAAAAGATTCGATGTATCAATCTTGGATTTATATGATATTTCCAACGAAGAATTTAATAAAGTACAAGAAGGAATACTAGAGGAATGGGATAAGGCTAATAAAGAGTCTTGTGAAAGGGGAACCAAAATTCATGCAGAGTTAGAAAATCAGTATTATAATAAATCTAAAGATATCAGCTTAAAGAAATTTGGACTTGGTGGAAAGTTTGAATGTAAACAAGGATACACAGATTTGGATTTAGAAAATGGAGTATATCCAGAATACTTAATTTATTATCAATCAGAAGACGGAGTTCTCAAAGTAGCAGGTCAAATTGACCTTTTAATAAAAAATGGAAACGACATCTATATTGTAGATTATAAAACAAATAAGAAAATTGACCAAAAGTCTGGATTTGATACAACTACTAAAAAGAATGCAACTATGTTATATCCTCTTAATAATTTGATGGATTGTAATTATATGCACTATACTATGCAATTAAGCACATACGCTTATATGCTACAACAATTAAATCCTGACTTTGTAGTTAAAGAATTAATAATGGTTCATTATGACCACGAAGGAAATGAAACCATTTACAATCTGGATTACTTAAAAGACGATGTAAAAAGACTATTTTCATTTCATAAAAAGAATGTAATTAAAGAACATCAACGAGCAAAAAGACAAAGAATAGAATATTAATCCGAGTAGAAAAAGTAAATAAAGAGAGCATTATTAAAGCCAATATGCTTTAAATGTTAAGCAATGATAAGTAGTAATCGAAAGGATTAATACTGTTCTACATAAGTGTTATGGAAATAGGAAACATAGTAACTGGACATTTAAATGAGGTTCTTAGTCTTAATCAAGATATATCAGAACCTAGGATGAGGATATGTTTAAAATGTCCTCTATACACTCCAAAACTTGGAGGTGTGTGTAATATAAGATTATGGCTAAACCCTGAAACGGGTGATGTGAGTACAGAAAAGAAAGATGGATATTATAGGGGATGTGGATGTAGATTACGAGCTAAAACTACTATATCTAAAGAAAGTTGTCCCGCAAGAAAATGGTAAATTTTTTAAAATGTAAATGAATTATGGAAAACAAAACGTACAATCCACAGTCACTAGAGCTACATAATGTAGAAGAAGTTAAAGTTGCACAACAAGTAGTGGGTCTTGAGTCTGGAGCTCAACACTTTGTTCTAAATTCTTCTGAAGACGTAGAAGAAAGAATGAAACGTGATGCAGCTGTTAAATTCAATGATGCCGTAGATGAATACACATCTAAAATGGATAACTATATTAAAGATGTTGAAGACAAGGCAAAGAGTATAGCAGAGAATATGAACGGATTAGAAATTATGCCTGTGTTTAATTATTTAATAGTAAGACCATACGACCAAAATCCTTATCAAAAAATTAAAGTTACATCCACTGGACTTATTTATGATTTAGGCGGACATAAGCCAGAATTTAAAAATCCTGATAATGGCCAGTTTGAAGAAGAGGAAAATTTTATTGTAGTAGGTAAAGTTATAGAAGTTGGCCCAGAGACTAAATATGTTAGAGAAGGAGACGACGTATTCTTTACTAAGCCTTCACAAACACCAATTCCGTTCTTTAAAATGGGACTTGTTTATGTATCTGAACAACGTGTGCTTGCGGTAGTGAATGAAAAATTGAGACAGCGTTTTTTAAAAGCTTCTCAGGGAAAATTAACAGCTTATAATAAATATTAATATGGAAGAAAAAATATTCTTTTTACCTGGAGATGTAGTTACTCTTAAGCAAGATTTGCCAAATAAGCCGATTATGCTAGTAGTGCAAAAAGAACTCTATTCTCTTCGTCCGAAAAGTAAGACGGAAGAAAAAAGTCCTTTAAAAGGAATTAAATGTAGATGGTTTACATCTGATGGGTTTATGCAAGAAGCTATTTTTAATACAAAGGATTTAGTAAAGGTATAATATATTAACAGATAAGGAAAGTTATTAAGTTAGCTTTCCTTTATTTTTATAGACATGGCAAAGAAAATAAATTTTGACCCAGAATTGATGGGACATATAAAAGCTATTTATGGAGATGCCGACCTAGATAGCAGAAGTTTAGAACAGATTTATCAAACATGGGAAAGTAATCCTGATATAATAAGGAATACAGCAAGACAAAAGAAAGCGGGTTCCGTTCAATTAAATGGACCTAAAATACAAGTTCCAGGTGCGTCTGCAAAGCCGTCAAGATTACAGCAAACTGTAGAAATCGCACAAGACGATTTGAGAGGAGTGAAATCATTTAACGATGCTTTTAGAGAGGCAAGGAATAGGGGACTTAAACAATTTCAGTGGGGGAAAGGCACATATACTACACAGATGGGAAATACTTCTAGGGGAGACTCTAAAAAGAAAAGCACACGAAATAATGTTCTTCCAGAAGTTGTAATAACAGCTCCCAGACTTCCACGTTCTTTTCAATATTATGGAAAAGAGATAAAAGCTTCTCCTAGTAAAGAAGAGCCTGCAACATTAAAATCATATTCTTACTATAGGAATAGTATAGAACCTATGATTCCATCTGAGCCTTTAAAACAGTTCCCTCCAATAACTTCTCTTTACGGAGAACCGAAGCTATCAATAAACCAGCTTCCGGCTATGGAGATAAATACTCCAAGGGGGCCTTATAGAACAGTAGGTCCTGACTCCAGAAGTTTTAATCGAGGAAACGATTTTATGTTAGTAACAGGAGAGAATTTAACTGCTTCTCCAGAAGATAATCCTTCATATGATAAGATGGGAACTGTTTCTGAATATCCTTATTCTAAGCAACCTATATGGTGGGCCGGCAAGTTTCAACGAGGTGGAAAATTAGACGAAAAGCAGAAAGCTTTTGTTGCCTACCTTATAGAAATTTCTGGAGCTAAATCTGAATCTGAACTAAATGATTACATTCAAAATCTAGGAGAAGATGGTTTACAAGAACAATATAAACAATTTGAACAACTTATGACACAAGGAACTGAACAAGTATCTGTTGCAGCTAAAGGTGCTAAATTAAATTACATCAAATCTTTAAGAGGACAATGTCCAGATGGATTTGAAATGAATTACTTTAAAAAAGGCGGAGTAATTTGTAGTAAATGTATAAAAAAAGCACAAGCACAACAAGCAACCCCGAAAGCAGAAAAAGGGACTAAAGTAGTTAATGATTTCAAAGCTGAAATGGAAAAGTGCGGAGGCAAAATGAAGAAAAAATCAGCTAAGAAACAAACAGGAGGTCCAATCATTGAAAAAGACCAAAATGGGAATAAGATGCTGAATGAAAAAGATTGGAAAAAGAAAGTTGATAGTGAAGCTAAGGCTGATTCTGCGGCATATGCTAAAGCTTATCCTAAGAGCGAAATAGCTAAGAAGTTTAACAAAGAAAATTCTAAAAAGAAGCCAGCCAAAAAGCAAAATGGTGGAGTAGTTAGCGATTTTCAAAGAAGTATTATGAATAAACAAATAGCTAAAAAAGGTTTAATAGGAGCTTCTGGTATATTTCAAAGAATTGCCAATAAGAAAGGAGCAAACGCTCAAGCATTTGGAAATATGAAACAATCTATTGATAATCAAGTGAATGCAAATGCTCCACTTAATCAGCCAGTCTTTTCAGCAAATAAACAAGTAGCTCCAACTCCTAAGTTAGGATATAGAGCTTCTAATCAAATTCCAGTAAGTTGGCAATCTAGACCAGTACAACAGAACGGAGCAACTTTTAATCAAAGTTCACCAGTTTCGTTTGAAATAGGAACAGCGTATCGTTAATATAATTCCATTATGCAGAAAATATTTCTATATGATAGTGTTAATAATAGAGTAGAGCTTAATGTGCCAGAGATTCTCTTAGTAAGGGAATTTGAGGCGTTGATGGATAATAAAAGAAATATTACGCCTAAGGATAAGAAAGGAGAACATGGAGAGCGAGCCTTTAAAGAATTCAAATATATATGGCTCGCTTTAGATTGGCTATCTCCCTACTCAGATTATGCAGAACAAGAAAGACATCAACAAGCATTGAAAGATTCGGGTCTTACTGAAGATGAATTTAATGACCCTATATTTAGAGCGGCATGTAGAAAATACAGAGCTCTACAAGAAGAAACTCGCTCTATTAAAATGCTAAAAGCCGCACAAAATACTGTTGATAAATTTATTGATTATTTTAATAATATAGACCCAGAAGAGAGAGACTTGCAAACTGGAAGACCTATTTACAAAGTGAAAGATATTATGGCGGAAATCTCTAGTTTGTCTAAAGTTAATGGGGAACTAAAAGATTTAGAAAGTCAAGTAATGAAAGAAAAATCTGAAGAGTCTACTCTTAGAGCTGGAGCTAAAGAAGGATTTGTTCCAGTTGGATTTTAATTATGGCAAGAGGTAGAAAAAAGAAAGTAGTAGAAGAACCGGCGGTTACTATACCTTCTAGAATCCAGAAAATTATTAAAGAAACAGAGGCTAAAGAAGAATCTGAATTTAGAGAAGTTATCGAGGAAGTAATAAAAGAAAAAGTACATTCTGAATGGGATGTAAGAATAGGAGAAAAAATAGACTTTTTCGATTCTACTTTATCTTATGAACTTACTGGATATAGGCCTATTAATGGAACTAAGGGATTAGATTTTAAATGGGAATGGTTTACAGAAGCCAGAGAAGGATTTCTTAGAACCGGACACTATGGAGGATATAAACCTGGCTCTAAGGCCTATGCTGATTTTTGGACTCAAGAATATATAAGATGCCGAGATGGAATGACTGTTAATGGCTATACTATTACTGGTGATAACTATTTTTTCTTAAATTATTATCAACTAATGGATTTAACTTCTGCAGATAAAGCTGGAGCTGGTAGAGTATATGCCTTTCCAACATTTTTTGTAGCACAATACGAGTATTTTCATTATATAGAATTATGTAAAAGACTTCGTAAAAATGCTATTGGATTGAAAGCTCGTGGAGTCGGATTTAGTGAAATTGGTGCAGCTATAGCTGTAAATACCTATAATTGTAGAAGAAATGCTGTTGTAGTTATTGCTGCAGCTTTAGATAATTACCTTACAAAAACTCTTGATAAATGTTGGAAACAATTAGACTGGTTAAATGATAGTACAGATGGAGGATTCTTTAAATTAAGACAAATTCAGGATACATCTATGGCGAAGCGCGCTTCTCACTATAAAATTCTAAATGGACAAAAAGTTGAGGACGGGTGGATGTCAGAAATTACAGGAATAAATGCGGATAAACCAAACAAAATTCGTGGAGACCGAACTGATTTATTAATATATGAAGAATCCGGTTCTTGGCCCAAATGGAAGAAGGCCTTCATGCAAGGAGATGCATTAGTAGGTATTCAAGGAGCTAGGTTTGGAATTAAGATAGGATGGGGCACAGGAGGAGATAGTGGTCCAGCCTTAGAAGGGCTTGCTCATGCTTACGAATATCCGGATGTATATGATGCCTTACCATATAGACATCATTTTACTATGGATGGAGGTGAGACAATAACTGCTTATTTCATTCCAGCATATTCTATTGTAAACGACCCGAAATACACAGATAAAAGAGGATGGACAGACCCAGTCAAAGCTAAAGCTTATTATGAATCAGAACGTGATAAAAAAGTAAATGACCCAGAGGCTTTAGTAATTTACTGTGCTGAGTATTGTTTTAATGCCGACGAGGCTTTAGCTCTAGAAGGTGTAAATAAATTCAATAAAGTTTTAATTGCTGAGCAAATTGCGACCATTAGAGCAGATAGAGCTGGAAAACCTATTGAGCATGGAATGTTAGAATATACATTCAATGGAGCTCATAAAAAGGAAAATATTACTGGATTTAAGTGGATAAAAAATGCCAGTGGTAAAGTTCATATATATGAGCATCCGGTTTGGACTGTAACAGAATACGATGATTTAGGAAGACCTATTACTAGACCTAAAATGAACGACCTGTATGTTGCTGGCATAGATAGTATTGATATTGGACAAAAAGATACGTCAGAAGCAACTAAAGACCCATCTGATTTTTGTATTGTAATTAAAAAAAGAGTCTTAGGACAAAGTGACCCAGCGTATGTCGCTTATTACAAAGATAGACCTAATGATGTTAGAGAAGCCTATAAAATGGCGATTCGATTATTAGAATATTATAATTGTAAATGTGTACTGGAGGCATCTAAAGTATCTCTTTTAACATGGGCAAGAGAAAATAAATATTTAAAATATTTTATGCGAAGACCTAGAGCTACGATGCCAGATATAAACTCTGGATTAAGTAAAGCATACGGTGCTCCTGCCACAGTCGCTGTTATTGACCATCAGACGGATTTAATTGCTGCTTTTGTAAATGATTATTGTCACACTATTTGGTTTTTAGACATGCTAGATGAACTAAATAGGTATACAGACGAAAATAAGAGAAAATTCGATATTATAGCCGCTATGGGTATGGCCGAACTTGCTGACGAAGAATTAGGAAGTGTTATTGCTAGACAAGTAGAAGATGTTACTTCAGGATTCGAAGATTTCGGTTATTACTATGATGAAAACGGCCGAAAAAAATGGGGAATTATTCCAAAGAATAATCCAAATATACCTAAATATAATTTATTTGAACATTATGACTACGGCGGAGCTAGAAGCAGCAATCCGAGGTATAATTCGGGATATTTATTGTAAAGAATATATAAGCAAATTGATTATAACAGAGTTACCCGAAGGAGGGTACTCTGCTAAATTTGCGTTGAATAATATAGACAAACCTTTAGTAATATCCGCTCAATTAAACGCTACTGATTTTCTTAAATTTATGAAAGAAGAACTTAGAACAAAAAGCCTTTGGAGAGTAGAATATTCACTTGGGTACAAAACATATCCAGAAGATTGTAAAGACGCGGATGTTAATAGACTAGAACCAATATATGAAAAATACTAAAAAAGATAGTGAATTAATAGAAAAAACTGATAGAGCTATCTCAGAACTGGTATATCCTAAATATAGATTACAGAAGGCTTATAATTATTATAATTGTAAAAGAGATGCAGAACAATATAGGTATTTAGAAGAAAATTTTGGGCTTGGGCAAGCTACCTCAGTAGAATTCATACCTTTAATTAGAAAACATGTTGATGCACTGGTTGGAGAGTTTTTAGGAACTCCAATTATTCCTAAAGTATCTTGTAAAGACTCCGAAACGATTAGCAATATAACAAGAGAGAAAGAAATTTCTATTTCATCAGAAATATATTATTTTCTTCAATCTCATTTACAAAATACTTTATTAAAATTTGTAGACGGGCAAAATATAACTGATACTTATATTGAGAAACAAATTCAGAAACTTGTTAGTGATTTAGACCAATCTTTTGTATCTCAGTATGAAATAGCTGCACAGAATGTTGTAGAATACATTATGCAGTCTAGGAATACAGATATGCTAACTAAGTTAAGAACACTGCTTCTCGATTTACTTATTACAGGATACACATTTTATAGAATAAAACCTTCTCCGGAAAAAACTAATGTCAGTATTGAGGTTTTAAATCCTCTTAATACGTTTATTGACAGAAATCCGGAATCTATTTATATCAAAGATTCATACAGAGTAGTAGTACGTAAATGGTTAACTAAAGCCCAAATACTTAATTGCTACGGAAGAGATTTATCTAAGGAAGATATTGCTAAGATTAAAGATATGTGGCATGAGAGCTTTGATACTTCTCATTATTACGTAAGGTCCTTTACAGACCAAAAAACAGGAGAACCTTTAACAGACGGACTTGATGCTGGAAGAGAAATAGTTCCGGGATTCCCAGATGAAAATATACAATCATATAATTATAAACTAATTCCTGTCTATGAAGTTGAATGGCTAGAAACGGACAAGGATTTTGTGATGCAAAGATATGAAACCGTAAGAATTGGGCAAGAAATTTATATTCTAAAAGGAGAATCTGAAAATGTCATAAGAAGTAAAGATAATCCAGCTTATTGTGGATTAAGTGTCAATGGAGTTTATTTTAATGATAGAAATAATGAACCTTTTTCTCTTGTATTGGCTTGTGCAAATTTGCAAGATAAGTATGATTTGTTGCACTTCTTTAGAGATAATCTAATAGCCAATAGCGGAACTGCTGGAGACTGGCTGGATTTATCAGTACTTCCTACAGCATTAGGAGTTAAACTTCCAGAACGTATTCAAAAATGGATAGCTTATAAAAAATCCGGAATTGCTTTAATCGATACTTCTCAAGATGGACGTCAATTTAATAACAATACAACATTTTCTGGATTTGATGATACTGTAAAAGCTCAGACCATACAAGGGATTCAGTTAGCCATTGAAGCTACAGAACAAACTACTAGTTCTATAACTGGAGTTTTTAGAGAGAGACTTAATGGAATACAACAAAAAGATGCAGTTACTAATGTGCAAACAAGTTTAAATAATTCATTCATTATTACTAAAAAGTATTACCAACAGATGGATTTAGTAACCAATGAAATACTTCTAGATTGTTTGAACATTGCAAAAATAGTATATAAGAATGGATTAACTGGAACTCTTATACTTGGAGATAAATTTCAAAAAGTTTTTACTGCACTTCCCGAACATTTTACTCTTAGCGATTTCGATATTCATATTATCACAAGTACTGATGTTATTCAAGATATGGAAGCCATACGTGCTGTTATTCCTGAATTTATAAAAGCTGGAAATTTGGACCCTAGTATTATATTTGAAGCATTAACAGCTAAGAGTTTAACTGAACTTAAATATAAAGCTCAAAAAGCACTTAGTGTTCAAAAAGAAGAGAATAGCCAAGCTCAGCAACTAGCTCAACAAAATGAGCAACTTCAACAACAGCTTCAACAGCTTCAACAGCAACTTCAACAAGCTCAGAGTAAATTAGAAAGTCTAAATGAGGCTAAGTTACAGCTTGAACAACAAAAGGTTGAAAATGAAAGAGAGCTTGGATGGTTTACTGCTAAGAACGATGCAAAATATAAGAATGCCCAAGCAGAAAATGACACTAAGAGAACAGAAGTTGAAATACTTCAGTTATATGATAATAACCCGTACAATGATAAAATAAAGCAAGTTTAAAATGGAATTAAAAATGCAAGTTTGTACTGATGATTCTTGTAAAGTAATCATTAAAGATGTCACAGATGTAGGAGACAACGGTTATTTACCAGAGTCTTCTTCTGTAACTGTAAAGAATAGATTTAAATATTCTGATACTGTCTCTATAGATGTTTTACAATATAATAAAACTACCGGCCCAGAAGTTCAAGTTCCTATATATACAGAACATACAGATACAATTAAACCTATTACTCTTCCAGTTGGATTCGATGGATGGTTTGATGTAGTTCATATTGTTTTACCTTCTCAAGAATGGTTTATAAGAGAACAAGAGAAGGAATCAGGGTCAGCTCTTCCAATATACGATACCGTATATTTCTCTGACGGAAAGAGTATTTATAAATATATAAACGAAGAAGTATCTGCAGTAGAGTTATCAGAAGTTATAGAAAGAAACGAAGAAGGTACAACTATTTCTAGAATAAGTGAAAATTATGTGTCCATTTGTTTTCTTAAGAAATGTTATATATCTTTGTGCCAGCAAATATTTAATAACCGAGGATTTAGTAAATGTTGGAGCAAAAGCACTCAAATAGGCGAGCTGACTTATAGAAGAGATTTAGTTTGGATGGCGATAAATGTTATCGAGTATATGACTGAATTTAATCAACTTGCTGAAGCAGAAAGAATAATAGAACAAATAGGAGGTTGTAATGGATTATGCAAATCAGAATTTAAGCAGATTTCTAATCACGAATGCGGATGTGGTAAGTAATCTTAAGGAAAAAGTTATTTGCGAATACCAAGATTTACTTTTTTCCTTAGAAAAAGGATATAAACTAGATTATCAATTAATTCTTGAACAAATAAGTTTAATTGATTTACTCGAGAATAATGAAATAGATGATAAAAAATCTATATTTATTTCACAATTTTATATTAATAATAGATGGCAGGTAAAGCTATTTTAACCCCTGGAAATTCTGGAGGACAAGCTTGTCTTCAAGCAGAACCAACAAAAGATACTTCACAGTATCTAGAAAGAGATAATTTTCTGGGAGAATATAGTGAGGAAAGTGAAAAGCAATTGGTAAGAGAGAATTTAGAAGTTTATCCTAAAACTTCTGTATATACTAAACTGGAATCGGATACAATTGCCAAACAATTAATTAAAGATGCGTTTACAACACATCTAAATTCAGACGACCCTCATGGTATTTTACCTCAAGTAAATTCGCAGTTAGAAGGGATGGTGAAAGATGATGGAAGTACTCCATTTAAAGCTCCTCAAACAGGAGTTGACCCTATTGCAGAATTCCACTTGACTACAAAGAGATTTGTGACTAGTTTATTAGATAGTCACTTACGTACAGATGACCCACACAATATAATGGATAAAGTAAATGAGGCTTTAACTGCATATACAAAACTTTCTCAAGTATATTTAAAGCAAGAAGTTTACAAGAAGAACGAAGTTGATGCTTTATTCAGTCCTTTCATTAAAAAAGATGGAAGTACTCCTTTTATAAAAGCTCAATTAGGAGTTGACCCTGTTGCTGAGAGTCATCTAGCTACTAAGCGATATGTTGATTCTGTGATGAATAATCACTTAGTAGATATAGACCCTCATGGATTTATGTCGATTCTTAATCAGAGGCTTGCGCTTTACTATAAAAAAAGTGATACTTACTCCAAAGCAGAAACTTATTCAAGAGCTCAAATTGATAGCATCATAAACAGTTTAGTAATTGAAGCTGCAAAAGGTGCTATTGAAGAGCATATAAATTCCTACGACCCCCATGGAACTCTTAAAGAAATCTATGGAAAACATTATGTACAACGAGATGGCACCATTCCTTTTACTGCCCCTCAGTCTGGAGTTGAAGGTACTGAAGAGAATCATCTGGTCGTGCTAAGTCAATTGAATGAACAAATAGGAAACCTTAAAAAAGAAATTAAGGATAATCAGCCTGTATGGAAAACTAGTGGGCCAGTACAAACAACAGTAGGATTTGTAGAAGATAATTCAGAAGTTGCAAACGAAGTTACATTTCAAGAAGCTATGGATGCAATTTTTTATGGACAGGCGGTTGCAGTTAGTGCTCCTCCTACAGCAGTTATTGGAGAATCTGTTGAAGTAAACATGCAAGTTCATGGCATAATTGCTCTACAGCACGCAGAATTATTTCAAAATGAAACACTAATCGGAACCTTTACTGGAGAAGATTTTAAAGATGGATTTCATTCTATTCAATCAAATCCAGTTACAGAAGATACGGTGTTCAAATTTGCAGTAACGTTAGTCAGCGGAGTTGAACATACAGTTACTTGTACAACTAAAGTTGCTTTACCAGTATTTGTAGGATTACTTCCTCAATGGAAGTCGGCATACACTGTATCATTTGAGTATCTACAGGAATTAGTTGGAGCAGATTCAATAAATAATGAATTTACAGCTTTTGGAGATGAAGCATTTGAAATTACTCATAAATATAATTTCTCAACTCCAGAAGAACTTAAGCATTTATTTATTGCAATACCAAAAAGTTATCCAGATTTAGTGGAAGTTGTCACTCCTGCCCAAAATTTTGGAATAGATGCTTTCGATGTAATTAGTGATATACCATTTCAAGTTCCTGGAGCTGCAGAGGATGTAATATATAAGCTTTATGTTTATAAACAAGCATTAGCATTCCTTAATTCTGAAATAATATATAAATTTCAACCACTTTCACCGAGAAAATAAAAATGGGACAATATAGTGAATTAATAGGAAGTTTTCGCAGAACAGGTAATTTTCCAATAGAGAGCAATTACATTTTTGAAAGCGAAACTGCTTTAAAAGAATTTTATAATCTTCCAGAAAATAAAGCTACCTTGCATAAAGGACTGCTAAAAATAGTAGCAGACTCCACTACAAATAACCAATCCTTATGGTGGGCTATTAAAAAGGAAACTAATGATGAATTAGAATTTAAACAACTTATTACATTTACAGATGTCGGAGATTTAAATTCTAAACTTGCTGAGCTGGAAGAAAAATTAAATAAAGAGATACTTGATAGAAAAACTGCTGATGATGCTATTTGGGGAGACTCTGACCATACAACTATTCCAGAAGGACTAAATAGTTTAAAAAAGTTAGCTAAAGCCATAGAGAATTTAAGATTTGATTTAAATACTTTATCTACAAAAGTTTCTTCCGTAAAAGAAGAATTACAAGCTACTGTAGGAACTTCTGTAGAAGATATAAAAGGATATCTATCAACTCTTACATACTCTTCGTTAACTTCAGTATCTAATGAATTACATAGGTTTCTAAGTACTAAAGATGTAGCTAACATCCAAATTAATACATTCCCAGAACTACAAGATTTTTTAGTAGGATTTACTGATTCAGATACATTAAAAGATGCGCTTGCTAAAATAGTTTCTGATATTATGGGAGACCCAAGTCCCACTTCTAATTTCAGAACTCTAAGAGGAATTGAAGATTTTGTAAGGGCATTACAAAGTACCTTGGAAAATAAACAATCTAATATCCAATCCGAATTAGACCAAACTCAAATAGGGGTAGGTTTAAGTGGGGATGGCTCTTATAATCCAGACCAATCTACTACGTATTTAAAAGAGGCAACATCAGTGATGAATGCCTTAAAAATACTCGATGGATTAATTAACGAAGCTATAAATAATGTTAATATTCAATCAGTTGATACAGATACAATTGATTTAACAATCAATAAACTTTCTGATAAAACTGAAATATCTGGTATTGTAAGAATTTCAACAGCTGACGGAAACAATGTTATAGTAAAAAATGATGGACTTTTTTGTAAAATTGTTTCCACCTATGAAAACGGAATTTTAACTATTAAAGTTAATGATGTAATTATTGGGCAGCATATTATAGGATTATCTACTGTAGTAGAAGATGCAAAATATGACCCTGGCCAAGAAGCTATTGTTATTACATTTAAATTATTAGATGGAACAAAGCAAGTAATCAATATCCCAGTAGGAACTTTGATTAGAGAATGGATTATTGATAATTCTGACCCAGATAAAGTAGTAGAACTTGTAAAAGTTGAAGAATTAGGAACTGGGCCAGATAAATTATCCGCGGATGTAAGATTATTTGTTGGCGATAACAACTTGTTACAAAAAAGAGGAAATACTTTATATGCTGGAGGTACTTCTGAGAATATTACGCATGACGGAAAAACTTTAGCAACTGTAATTAATGAACTTAGCACAGATACACAGACTGTTAAAACATCTGTTGAAAAGGTAGCTAGTGACTTAGCTACAGAGACATCAAGAGCTTTATCAGCAGAAGCAAAAAACGCTAATGATATTGTTACAGAAGCTTCTAGAGCTAAAGTAGAAGAAAATAGAATTGAAGGATTAGTAACTACTAATAAGGAGAATATAAATCAATTACAATCTGATATAAAGTTAAAAGCTCCAATTGATTCTCCAGTATTTACTGGAGTCCCTCAATCATCTACTTCTCCCGACGCTAACGACAGCTCTCAAAGACTTGCAACTACTAACTGGGTTAGAAGTGTTGTTCCTAGTCAAGACACTATTGCATCATTAATTTGGGGTAACTACGATGAATAAAAAAATAACAAGACCACAGAATATGAGCCAACTAGACTATTTATGGACTACGTATGGCTCATACGAAGTGTCTAACAAAATAGACACAGAAAATACAATTCCCACTTCTACAGCGATTAAAGAATGTATAAGTGATATTGAAGCGGGAATTACAGAATTAGACACAGAAAAGGTGCCTGATAACAAGATAAAAATTTTAGGCAAAACTCCCGATGGAGAGGAATTAACGTCTATTCTTATTGACGAAGATACTAAAATCTTAGGATTTAAAAGACATACCATAACTCAAGAAGACATAGATTCTGGTTGGGGTACTGCAATAGGAGAGGAGTGGATACTATTAGAAACTTCCGTTGGAAATTTTAAAATCCCTATTGAGGACCTAATAATTAAAGGACAAGAATCAGATACTGTTATTAATCAAACAAAGGATGGAAAAATAGTATCTTCGATTAAAATTAATAATCCTATTATTAATAAGTCCGTTACTTTAAAAACTACTTCTGATGGTTTATGGGCTGATTTGATTCTAAATCCAGATACCGAATCAAAGGTGTTAATTATAAAAAGCGATAAAGGAGTTGAGTGTAAATTTAATTGGATTGGTACAAACATTCCTGTAGGATTTAAGGTATTTAACACTTTCGATGAGTATCAACTCGAAACTGCCGAATCCGGTGTAATATATCTAGTTAAAGATGTTAAATCTATATACTTTAATGGAATTAAGTTCTCGTCTGTAGGAGTTGACCCTCAAAATTATTACACTAAGGAAGAAGTATATAATAGAGTGCAAGTGGATGCCATGATTACTCCTCACACAAATGCATACACCAAAGAGGAATCGGACGCATTATATTCTAAAATAGAAACTACTAATAAATTAAGAATAGATTTGGACTATGAATCTTCTAGAGCTCTAGAAGCTGAATCTAATATAAATAAAGAATTAGATAGAAGAGTTACATGGGATGAATCTAAATCTAAGGTTGTACTGCCTTCAGGGGGTCAATTAGTCGGCATTAAATACGGCTCCGATGGAAGTAATCCGGAAGATGGGGCTACGATTGCTCAATTAAGTAAATTTGATAAAATGGATTTTGGGTCTTCAAAATATCCATTGAATCTAAATGTTCCAGCTGGACAAAGACCTACAGTACAAGAAGCAGGTCAATCTGGTGAAGAAGCTCACCAAATAGCATACTTATCCGATATTCAAACTAGCGTAGATACCTATACTAAACAAGAGAGTGATGCTAAGTACGCTACTATTGAAGTCGTAAATACTAAGGTTGATAAGGTAGTCGGAAAACAATTGTCTACAGAAGATTATACCTCTGAGGAAAAAGAGAAGTTAGCTGGACTTTCTAATTATGACGATTCTAAAGTAAAAGAAGATATTAATAGTAATACTCAAGCTATAAGTACTTTAACCCAAACAGTTGATTCTAAAGTAGATAAAATTGAGGGAAAGAGTCTTTCTACAGAAGACTATACTTCTAATGATAAAACTAAGCTTGAAGGAATAGAAGAAGGAGCTCAAGTTAACACTATCACATCCGTATCTGGACGTACTGGAAATATTGTTTTATCTAAAACTGACGTAGGGCTAGATAATATAGATAATACTTCAGATTTAGAGAAACCTATATCTATAGCAACACAATCTGCCTTAGACCTTAAGGTTGATAAAGTTTCTGGTAAAGGATTATCGACTAATGATTATACCTCTGAGGAAAAGTCTAAATTAGAAGGAATAGAAACAGAAGCTAATAAATATGAGCATCCAACAACATCCGGTAATAAACATATCCCTTCCGGAGGAACTTCTGGGCAAATATTAGTTAATACGGAAGACGGAACTGCAGCATGGGCTGATACAAGCAGTAAAATTGAAGAACAGTTTCAATTACTTAATACTATGTGGGAACAGCTCCAAAAAGAACAAGTAAATCTTCAAAGTCAAATAGATTCTATAACTGTTAACGAAGATGTATATGCTTACGGAGTTGAATGGGACGTGACAGTAGCAGACCCAACTTTGACAAGAATAGGAAATCCGCTATTACATAAACAACTTCCTATCCAATCTTCTTTTAGAGGTTGTGTTGCGCAGGGTCCAGTTATTAAATATTGGTTAAATCCGAACAATTGGGCGTATAAAGAAAATGGAGAAGCTTCCGTATTAGATGGAACAGATGGTACTGTAAAAGTACACTCTATAAAATTTTATGGTAAATCTGGAAGTAAAGAAAATAAACGATGGGTTAAAATTTCCACAGTAAAAGTCGACGACACCTGGGTTGAAATTCCAGAATTATTAATTGATGCATATAGATGTACAGTGGATACTATTAATTCTGATACACCCAAGGCCGTATCGGTAGTAAATACTTCCGCAGAATTTAGAGGTGGAGCTAATAGAGCCAATATGGACAGCTATCTTGATTCTGACAAATTTAGAACAGACCTAGGTAAACCTAGGACTAGGGTTCCTAGAATAACTATGCGAACCTATGCTAAAAATGCTGATTCTGAATTACTCTGTTATGAATACTATAAATGGATATTTTATTGGTGCTGGGTAATAGAGTACGCCACATTTAATTCACAAGCAGCGTATAATGCTGATTTAACAGCTGAAGGTTATCATCAAGGCGGATTAGGAGATGGGGTTACTACGTGGGATGGTACTAATTGGAATAACTATAATGGTTATTGTCCACTAACACCATGCGGATACTGTAATGAATTTGGTAACTTTACTGGCGTAAAGGATTTAGTGATTCCTGAAACTGTAAAGAATGAGTCTACAACAATAGCTTCTAAGACATTTAAAGTTCCAAGATGGAGAGGATTTGATAATCCATTTGGAGACATCTGGACTAACTTAGATGGAATAGTATTAAAAGGAGAAGCTGCAAATGAGGATAGTAATGTATATACAACAACTAATCCCGAAGAATTTACAGATGAAATAGGTAGTAAATCTATTGCTGGAATAGAAGTTGCAAAGGAGGGTTATACAAAAGCCTTCGACCTAGGCAGGACTGGAGAAATTATTCCTTCAGAGGTTGGTGGTTCATCAACAACATATATGTGTGATTATCATTGGTGCAATGTTTCGAGTACATCGTTGAGGACGCTCCTCGTTGGCAGCGACGCTGATAATGGTGCTTATTCCGGTCTCGGTTACTTCAATTCTCACAATGGGGTCGGCGTTGCCGCTGCCCATGTCGGCTTTCGTACAGTAATTAGACTAAATTAAAAGAAATAAATATAAATTAGGGTGCTATTTCTTTACTTTTGTATTGGTTCAGACAAGATTAGTAGCAAACACTCCTCGTTAGCAGCAACGCTAATAATGGTACTAATTCCAGTCTCAGTAACTTCAATTCTAACAATGGGGTCAGCAATGCCAATGCCAATGTCAGCTTTATTATATATTAAGTCAAGTAAGAATAGTTTTTGTCTGAAATAGTATCCTTGCCCCTTGGCAAAAAATGACGTAGTATTTAACATAACGGGTGTTAGTAGGATTATTCTCGAACGCTTCCAACTAAAATATATAAGACCTTGAAACGAATAGGATATTTACACGAACAGATATATTCTCTCGATAATATTTATCTGGCAGATAGTAAGGCTAGATTAAATAAAAGAAATAGGTGGGGAATAAACAAACATGATAAGCATAGAGATATAGAAAACATCGAACTAGCTTTGAAACTGAGAGACCTAACATATGAAACCTCTCAGTACAGCACATTTACAATATATGAGCCTAAGGAGAGATTAATCTTTAGGCTCCCTTATTATCCAGATAGAATAACACACCATGCTATAATGAATATCATGGAACCGATTTGGACAAACATTTTCATAAAACAAACATATTCGTGTATAAAAGATAGGGGAATACATAATGTAGCATATGATTTAAAAAAGGTCTTAAATAAATATCCAGAGGAAACAAAATATTGTTTAAAAATGGATATTAGAAAATTTTACCCCTCTATTAACCACGACATCCTATATAATGATATACTCACAAAGAAGATAAAAGATAAGAAGCTTTTAGCACTTCTTCGAGAAATTATTTATTCTGCAGAAGGGGTTCCTATTGGAAATTATCTATCTCAATTCTTTGCAAATCTATATTTAACTTATTTTGACCATTGGGTTAAAGAAGAGTTGAAATGTAAATTTTACTTTAGGCATGCTGATGATATAGTTATATTGAGCGATAATAAAGATTATTTGCATAATATTCTAGTATCAATCAAGACATATTTAAAGGAGGTCTTAAAATTGAAATTAAAGCCAAATTACCAAGTTTTCCCAGTAGCTAGTAGAGGAATTGATTTTGTTGGTTATAAATTTTTCCATACCCATACTTTGATAAGAAAATCTATAAAAGTTAAACTTTTTAGATTAATTGCAAAGTATAGAAAAAAGAAAATATCGAGAACTGAGTTAAAACGAAGAATTCAAGCCTATTTAGGCTGGCTCAAGTATTGTGATTCTAAAAATTTATTAAGAAAAGTTCAACGACTAACAGGGTTAAGATGTACAAACTGGAATGGGAAAGAATCTAATATTTGTAGATTTTATAACAAATATATCCATGTTGTAGAAGTAATCAATTTCAGTAAGTGTTTCAGAGTTGATTTTGTCTACAAAAATAAACCTTATTATTTTAAAAGTAAGGACAAACGATTATTTTATTCCTTACTTAGATATACATTTCCGGTAAATTTTAAAATAAGACCTAATGTTAGAACCAAAAAGAATAAGTATGAACGTTCAGCCAGATAAAATTCAATTTCTTGGGAACAGAACATATTACTATAATTATGACATTCAATCTGAACAAGTTTTAGTAGATAACATAGAGACTGATGAACCGCATGAAGAAACAAGATGGAATTATATCCAAGTACATTTAAGAGGTTTTCCAGACTACAAAAAATGTATCGAAGCTGTTATTAGAGCCTATTTAACATTAAGTGAAGAACTCGCAATAATTAACAAATATAGTTCGTATCAATTAGGAGTAATAAAAGACCCTTCTGCTAGTTCTGATTATTATGAATATACTAGTTTAATAGCAACTATAAAGGCTAATGTGAAAAAGGACTTTGAAATTCTAGAACCAGAAATTTCAGAAGAACTTGTTCCAAGTCAAGCGGATATGATTAAACTACTACAAATACTTATAACAACTGCTGAACTTTCTGATACTCAAGCATTAATGTGCAAATCCTTATATCCTACTTGGAGGAGTTGTATAGGAAAAACGTTAAATGCTGGTGATAAAATAACGTACAAAGGGATTTTATACAAGGTAAAACAAACTATAAACACCGTATTGGAAAACCAAGCACCTGGTATAGAAACTGCAGCACTATACGAAGAAATTGATGAAAAACATAAAGGTACAAAGGAAGACCCTATTCCTTATAATGGAAACATGGAGCTTAAATTAGGCAAATATTATTCACAAGAAGGAGTAATTTACCTATGTTCTAGAGATAGTGGGCAAGCAGTTTATAATTCCCTAAAGGATTTAGTTGGAATATATGTGGTTGTTGCTTAATAAAAACTATTAATAAATAATATTTATGGCTGAAGAAAAAAGAGTTATATTTAGTTTCTTGACACTTGATGGCTTTAAGGCAAGACTTGCGGATGGAACATTTACCCCTCAAGGGAATTACATGGTCTTTATTCAAGACAAGAAACTTATTTGGACTAAAGGGCAATATTTTGCTGAATCTAATGTAGCTATTATTAAATTAAGTTGTCCTACTCCTAAGTCTCCTGGATATAATATAACAGAAGAGGAAGCTCGAACTATTGACGAAGCTTATGCTAATGGAAAAGTATTGATTTTTATATATGACAATATTCCTTTGCTTGTTAAATCAATAACCCCATCTGAATCTGAAGATTTAGGCTCGTATGAAGCTTTTGCCACTGATGTGATTTACAGTGATTCTCTTGGATTTAAGTTACTACATTATAGAATTTCTATAGATACTAAATCATTACTTGTCACTATACTTTTTTCAGATGATGAAGAATTGTCTTTAACTAATACAGGAAGTGGAAATGAGTATCTAGCTAATGATGGAAAATACCATGTTATAAATACAGAATCTGTTGAAACTACAGAAGCAATTCCTGTTGCAGGAGGGCCTCTTGCCGAATTACTAAATAATGCAGGAATTACAAGTATTTCATCTAAGACTAATATGCAGGATTTACTAATGTCGTTGTTTACAAAAGAGTTATGGCCTTCTCAACTTACGTTTAAAGAAGGTACAATTACTTCCTCTATAGGACAGCCGACATTTACTTTAAATAAGAGTGGATTAGTAGAAGTTGGAACCAAGGTAACTATATCAGAGATTACTATTAATGCTGCATCTTCGGGCTCAACAAATCGCAGTTACAGCGGATTCACCTATGGGTATTCTATCGCTAATGATAATACAAAAGACAATTCTAGTACAACTATTAATGTTTCTGCTACAGGAATAGCATCGACTAATGATGCTTATACATTAAAACGCACTATTAATTCTGCAGAAGTTTCTGCTCCAACAAATACAAACCCTTCTCAAGTCAAATTAGATACTACTACGTTTGAGGCAATAGAAGGAAACAACAGCGTTAAAGCCAAAGTTACTGGAACTAAATATTCAGGAACATTCGCAAAGATTCCAGTTTATTATGCTTGTTCAAATCTGGGCAAAACCAGTGCAAGTCATAAGTCAGATGCAAAGAGTCAAGTAACTATTACTAGTTCAATCCCTTCTAACTCTAAAACGATATCTATTACTGGAGTATATCCATATTTTACAAATAAAGATAATATTGTTGAATTTGCTAAACTTGCCTTAACTACTAATAAAACTTTAGATATTACATTTGTATCTGAGACTGCTAGTAATAAACACTCATTTAAGTTGCCTGCTAAGTTTAATGTAACTAAAATTACATTATTAAATACTCTCAGTGGACAGTATGAAAACTATGATGTGAATAAATTTACTACAACTGAAGAGAATATAGATGTTCAAGGTAAGCAAGTAGCTTATAAAGTATATACTCGTAATGATGGAACCAATGGAAGTTCATCATTTAAAATCACATTCGCATAATTATGAGAAATAAAGGAACGTTTGAATTTAGTGGTAATTTAGAGGTAAGGAAAGATGGGCCTCTTGAAGCCAAAAGTCTTGCCACTAATTATGCCGACTTAGTTAAAAAAGAAAACTGGACTGATTCAGATGGAGTAGTTTGGGTATATCCAGGACTTAATGTTACTTGTAAAGATAGGCCTGGAAAAATATATCAATTAGCCTCGGATGATTATACAAACGAAAATAACTGGATTCCGATTGGAGATACATCAGAAATTAGTTCTAAATTACAGGATTTTATAAATAGCAAAGGCTCTGCTAATGGAATTGCTTCCTTGGATGAACAAGGGGTAGTTCCATCTGCTCAGCTTCCATCATATGTAGATGATGTAATCGATGTTTATGCTACTTATGATAAATCTGCAGAAGGTGTTTTAAGTAATATACAATTATTTTCTAATCAAGAAAAAACAACTCCTATCACTCCAGAATCAGGTAAGATTTATATAGATGTAGAAGGAAATTATCAATTTAGATGGACTGGAACGCAATATGCAACTGTAGGTGCTCCAACTGTATTAGGAGAAGTTACTGGTACAGCATATGATGGAGGTAAAGGTAAGGCTTTGTCGGATACAATAAATAAAATGTCTAACAAAGTAGTTGTTGGACCTACTACTGTAATTTCTTCTACTAATAATGTAGTAATAAAGTACCAAACACATTTTACATCTACTAATTCAAATAGCGAAGATAGCTCTGTAATTAATGCTGCTACTACATCTCGAGCAGGTGTAATGTCATCAGCTGATAAACAAAAATTAGATACTATAAATCAGGCTAAAACTCTATCGAGTGCAACTGCTGGGCAGTGGATTAGATTTGCAGAACTTTCTGATTCTGGGTATAATTCAGCTTTAGTAACTATAAAAGAAGGAACAGCAGGAGCTACTTTCTTTTTTAAATGTAGAAGTAACGGGGAAGTTACAGTTAAAGTGATGGATGTAACTCCAAATATTTATTTAACTAAAATAAGAGTTATAAAGCAAAATGGACAATCTAATGGATATTTAGAGGCTTATATCGATACTGCAAGTTCTTCTATAGCTGCAAATATCTCTTTAAGTATTAATATAAACCTTACGGATATAACTGTCACTAGTGGAATTCCAGGAGGGTATACATCAGAAGAGGTAAGTTTAGTATAAATTATTGGGAGAGGTAATCTCTCCCTCAAATTATCTATTATGACACAAGAATATGTTATTCAAAGAAAAGGAGCAGTTATATCAGAGGGAGAAAATTCTTTTGTTCCAGAGAAAGGTTTAAGAGCTGCAGAATATAGACTTATAGGTAATACTCCAGATGCTCAAGCTTCTGCAATATTACTTTGTGAAAGCCGAAATCCTTCTCAATGGGCTGGAATAATTGGAAGAATTTATGCTCTTAGGGGTTGGAAAGAATCTTTTAATATATCCTGGATGATAGATGTAGTCTGCACTCAATCTTATGCAGACAATAAAATCTTTAATGTTGGGGCTAAAATAGGAACAGGTCAAGCATCAATACAAGCTGGAATCAGAGCGACCTTAATAATGTATCTGGAAGAGTTTCTACTATTGAAGGACAGTATGTCAAATCTTCTAATATTAGAACAATTACTAAAATG